AAACGTTTACTAGGAAAACGAACGGTAGATGCATTTGGCAAAGAAGATCCTGGGTTACATGATCGATTGACCCAGAATCAGATTGAATTTTATGAATCGGGTTGTATGAAACGATATCAAAAATTCTTTAGGGATAGATTGGAATTAATAGACGACTATCATCAACGTAGGGAATGGTGGATTAATAAACCACATCCCAAAAAGAAAGAAAGATTAGCAGAAGAAGCTATCATGTTGCAACGTCATAATTTTAAAGGCGAATGCAGAAAAAGGTCAATAGACAATTTTATAAAACCAGGAGAAGATCTACCATTTGGTAAACAAAGAAGAGCCATAGCTCAAGTTTCTAAGAATGCTGCCCATGTTCATGGCCCTTTAGCAGATTTTTTGAAACAAGTTATGGAAGTGCCCTATGAGTATAGGGGTGCTAGGTGTGTTTTCATACCAGGACCGAAGTACGAAAATTTGATGTATGCTTTGGACTTTTTGAGATCTGACTCCCACTGGTTGTCCTTGATATTTTTCTCGGATGATAGCTGCTTGTCTTTGAAGGTGCGACAGAAAGATGGTACTTATGTCAGAAAATTCTTCAATGGAGATTTTAAATTTTCAGACGTTAGTATGAAAAAAGGCCAATTTAATTACATGAAAAAACTCTTCGGGGTTTGGCCAGCTTGTAATGATGCAGTGCAAAAAGGTTTTGCGCAGTGTCAGATGCCAATTAAACTTGAAGATAAGTGTGAACGACTCTTCAGGCGAAAAGCTTATATAAAGGCAAAACTTAGAAGAGGAGAATACGTCATGGGCAGTGGTAATGCCTACACGACGCCTGGCAATAATGTGTCAGAGATTGGTAATTTTCACTCTATAGTGGATGGATTGTCTAGAAGATGGCGGAGTATGAGTTTAGAGAAAATTAAAGAAACCATTCTCATCTCCGCTGAGTTGGCCGGCTATGTTTGGCGTCTAGACTCTTGTGATTGCATTGAAGATTTACAATTTCTCAAAGTCTCATATGGCTTAAATGAAATTGGAGAATATCGTCCTTATGTGAATTTAGGATGTTGGATTCGTTTGACTATCGATGATGAAGTGACTTTACCTGGTAAAGGAAAATCGATGGATTATAGGATCAATGGTAGATACCATGATCTTTGTGTTGCTCGAGGCAACTGGGGTCAGCATGCTCTTTCAGATGCTTTCCGATCCCGGTTCTATAAGCCAGACGTTTATGGAACCAAAATACAGGAAGAATTATTGGATAAAGAGTTTGTTACGAATCTCAAAACTGAAAGACGATTTAGTGGAGAAAACCACAGTCGGATCGAAAATTCGTCTATATGTCGACGATATAATTGCTCTGAAGCGGAATTATTAGATTTCTGTGATATGGTCCGGACTAATTTAGAAGCTGGAGTAGTTGTTAATCACCCGTTGGTCGAAAAAATCATGAGGAAGGATTATGGTATTGATTCTACCCACAATTCCTCATTAAAACAACCCAGGTTACTTACCAAAACTTGGCCTGGAAAGAATCATCCCCTCGGTGTTGACCCGGTAAGACTTAACACACGAGTACGCACCCAGTATCACTTTAAATTTGATATTGGTGAAGATTAGGG